TTCAATATGACTTCGGATCATTTTTTTTTTTGTTTGGTAGGTTAATGAATCTTCAAAAATCTCTTTGAAATACTTGGAAAGCTCTTTTTTGACTTTTGAGCTAACTTCCAAAGGAGGAAGGGTTTTCAAAAACTCTTCTGAAGAAGCTTTGCTGGCTTCCTGTATCAAAGCAGCCAGTGGGGATTTATCTTGGTCCCGGAATTCCAGCCTGCCCCATGTATCGACAAAGCCAAGCATTTTCAGAGTGAGGTTTTCAACCTGAGCATCCAAGCGGTCCTTGATTTTGTTTTTCAAGACGGCAGATGAGTTTGCTGCTTCCCATTCATTTGCTGCCTCGAAAATGGCATTGGCAGTGGAGTCAAGAGGTTGCTTTTTGGTGCGGGTTTTGGTTTCAGACACGATTCTTCCTTAGAGGAGCGTTGAACTCTTCTTTTCTGGTTTGTGATGTGGGTAACCATCTCTAAGTGCTCTTTTCTCCAACACAGTCGTTGGTTGCACAGATGGTCTATTTGTTTGTTGCCAGGAATAAACCCAAAGTAATGGGTATAGGCAACGAGATGAACTGCAACAGTCTGGTTGTTCAGTGACATTCGTCCATAACCACCACCTCTGCCCGTTCCTGATGTAGGACCGGTCCACAGATAGCAGTTGCTCGGAACACCATTGATCTTGAAGCCGGTATCAACTTCTGTTGTTCTGGCTTGCAGACGTTGAAGTATCTCTGTGCGTCTGTCTGGGGACATGAGTATGGTCAGTGCTGCACAGTTGCTAACAACGTGTTGTGGTAAATCATGAAAAGTGAGTGCAACTCATTTTCAGGAATGTGGGGTGCCTTGGACTTTGCGAGTTCAAGGACTTCATCGAGGCTGTCCAGGGTAGGAAACAGGCTCATATGTTCCGCACGGAGTGCGGCTGAGACGCTGGAAATGGGCATGGTGAGGTGGTGGTCAGGATACCGTCTCGATATAGTCAAAAAATGAAAATCGAGAAAGTCAGCATATCGGTTTTGGGAAAACGGGTTGGGGCTTGGAAGTTCTCAGAACTTCTCAAATTGACTGTCTGACTTCTCAATACATCTCAACAATGAGTTTGATTGGGTGTCAGACTGTCTGGTTTCCTGAACTGTTTTCGGTTCTGGTTACCTTCAAAAAAATCTGCACAAACCCTATTCTTAGTAGGGCTTGTGCAGCGGAGAGAAACGCAAATCACACAGCGGCAGGCAGCCGCATGAACTTCTGTTTCACTTCGTCCAGGTTGGCGATGTAGCGGGGTGGGTAGAACCCCTGTGCGATCTCTTTGGCAGACATCACCATCAGGTTGCCTGCATCGGTGAGTACGCTGTAGACGGTTTCACCCACCTGGTAGCGGGATTCCCGAGAGTCCAGGATGTGGGCATTGCCAAACCGTCGACCATCCCTGGTGCAAAGCTGGGTGCCTGCTTGCAGCTTTTCAGGGTCTGCCAGGCCAATGGCCCAAGGAGGCAGATAGCTGTTCAAGATGTCATCAAAATCAGATTTGGTCATACTGCTCCTTTCAGCAGAGTGCATAGTTGCTGTTGCGAATGTGGGTAGAGAGGTTTGTGCTGTTCTTCATGTAGACCATTTCGGTGACCCCGTACAGGTCATTGAAGATGGAATTCAGCACAGTGCTGTCAGCCAACTCAGCCATCACGTTGATGTAGTGCTGGCGAAGATGGTTCATGTTGTTGGCATGGCACTTGAACTCGTCATGGATGGTAATGAGTTCAAATGGTTCATGAGCCAACATGCTCTTCAAGATGCTTCCCAGCTTTTGAAGATGATCGGTGGTGAGGTGGCCCACAGTACCTTGGTTCAGGTAAGGCAGGATCACGATGTCTGCGATGCCATGCTTGGCATACAGGCCCATGTAGTAGTTCACCTTGTTGGATTTGCACTCGTCTGCGGGTGCTTTGCCCCACCCACAGCCCCGGTCATCCAACTCGTCTTGGATCATGTCCAGGGCATAGCGGGCCAGCTCTTTGTCGTAGTTGCAACGACGGTGGATGCAGCGAAGCAGGTAACCATCCAGGCTGTGCACCACATTGGCTGCATTGCTCACACCGTGCTCTTTGGGAGCATTTTCCTTGTAGGAGTAGGTGAAGGTGGCATGGTCCAGCTCGTCTACCTCGATGCGATCCTCATGCTTGGTCATCACTTTGACCTTGGCTTCAAAGCCGTCAGGCAGTTGCCAGGCGTGCATCAAAGCCTCTTGGTCCCACGATGAGATGAGGTCTTGGAGTAGCTCCCATGCACCAGGAGCCAGCTCAACCACAGCCTCATAGAAGGCTTTCAGCTCAGGCGTGTTCTCACCAAAGATTTTGATGGGTTCGGCTTTGCTGCCGTACAGCACAGTCATCAGAGCAGTCTTGGCATTGTCCCGAGGGACAGAAACTGACATTCCCATGTCATTGAGCAGCGAGTTGATGCTCTCAGTCAGGCTGGCATAAGCATCAGCACGGTGGTTTGGGTCCACCAGTCCAGATGCCTTGGCACCCACGATGCAACCCGTGACAGCAGACATGATCTGCAAGCCACTGCAAGAGGCATCAAAACCCACCAGATGGCCAGTGGGGATGCCTGCCTGTGCCTTACGCACAGCCTGCACAGCCTTGATGTACAAGGGCTTGGTTTTCTTGTCTGCCTGTTCGGTCAGTGCTTCCAAGTTGGCCAGGTTGTCCATGGCCCACTGGATGCGAGGTTCAAAGTCCCACTTGTCGTGACCAAACTGGTTTGCCACGTCGATGAGCAGGTATTCAAATCCGGTAAAGTGTTTCATGGTTGGTCCTTAGTTGCTTCAGCTAATTGAATTGACTTGACTTAGCTGACGATTAACAGAAGTAGCTTCAGTTCTTTTGGAACGTCTGCCTCAAGTACGGGTGTGCGGTCACCCCTGTACCATGCAGGTTTAACCGGGAATCGGGTAGGGCACCCATACAGGTAACACCCGTTGTAAACCTCCCATCCCCAGGTGGAATGGGTGTACTGGTCCATCGTGAAGGTGCCTGGTTCAAACACCTGTACAAGCTCACCTGCATAGAACAGGAAAGTCTTGCCGCTCATGCAGGAACCCCTGTCACCACTTCTTGCTTGGCAAGCTCAATGCACGCTTTCTTGTAAGGCGTACCTTGGGTGGTGATGTGGTAACCCTGTGCGTACATACGTCCACGCTTGTCCCACTTGTTGGTGAGATAAAACTCATCGGAGTTTTCATGGATCAGCATGTACACACGAGCACTGACGGGTTTGAACCGTTCCCAGTGCTCGATCTGGTCTTGGACAACCAGCTTGGCTTGTGCCTCGGTGAGCACCTTGCCTTTCTTGGCAGCAGATGCAATGGCACGTTCAACGGTGAACTCTTTGGAGGGTTCCTCATCCACACTGCGGAGGAAGTCCGTGTCCAGCTTGAGGGCCACACGATTGACCGTGTTGAGGACATCGAGGCACACGTCACCGTTATGGTGATTCCCTTTCCCAAGGATCACCGATTCCTTGAAACTGAGGTAACCACTGTCGTAGTTGCCACGCAGTTCCAATGGCTCACACACCATGGGTGGCATGTACATGGATTGCTCCATGCACTGAACGATTTCATCATCCAGTTCCATGCGAGACACCAGCAGCAGGGATGCCATCTTGTCTGGTTTGCCGATGTCGAAAGCATCAGTCATGCACAGCACAGCCAGCATTTCTGCGGTGGTGAGCACAGCTTCTTTCCTGTCATCAAAGCCGAGCCTCCCGGCCATCTTCGATGCAACAGACACGAACAGTTCAGCACGCATGATGTATGCGATGCCGACGAACAGTTCCAGTACCAGTTCAGCCAGGTTCACTGACTTGAGCTGGTCGATTCGGGCCTGCTTGGATGGGTAGTAGCTCTTGCTCATCCATTCGGTGAGCAGAGCAATGCCATGTTCCATCTGGCCCTGAATCTTGGGATTGGTGGTGATGAATGCACGCACCATGACATCAATCTTCTTGCGGGAATACTTCGCCTCAATGGCTTCTTGGCGAACGATTTGGAGCATGGTATCGGCCATGATGGTTCCTTTGGTTGGTTTAGAAAGTGCCCCAGTAGATGTAGCCATCTCCCAGGAAGCGTTTCCACTCACTGTCAAACTGGCAATTGCTGGGTGCAGCAGAGAACAATGGTGCAATGTCTGCATCGTTGAATCCTGCAAGACCACAGCCCACACGAGTGACTTGGTAAGTCTCAAGGGTGTTGAAATTGGCCTGAGCAATGAAGGCATTGACGTGCTCACGCACGGTGCTCAGTGGCAAGGACTTGATATCGTGATCCTTGGTGGGCAAGGCATAACAGTTGCCTGTATGACCTTCACCCACTCCCCACACAGCACCCAGGTGCTTGTTGGCATAGCGTGCAGCACCTGCACCGTGAATACCTGCAAGGTTGCTGCCGAATACAAAGATGGGTTGTTGAGCCATGCTCAGTTCTTTCCTGGTTTGCGTGCCAAATGGGCAATCGCTTGGTTGATGGTGAAGCCCTTGTTACGCATGTACCCTGCTGCTGCACGGGTACCCAAGGTCTTCTGAATGATGGAAGCACGGGCGAGTTGGGACATGATTAGCCTTTGGTGATTTGGCCTGCATAGCCACCGCAAGAATCAATGAATGCAGCAACGTCCTCGATAGGGACGTAAGCTGAAGGATCACTGTCGGTGTACTCAAACTGAGTTACTGGCTTTTCACTGAAAATGCGCCAGATTTCGACATGGGTATACAGCCCCTTGTCTTGTCTGGGCAAGCTGTAGTGCTCTTTGCTTGCTTGTATGGACATGGTGGAGCCATCCACGCACAGCAAAGTACCTGCTTGCTGCTTGTGAAAGTACCCAGGCCGGTACTCGGTCACAGGGGTATCCAGATGCTGTTGCAGCAGTTCAACGGTGGACTTCTTGGGAGAGGTCACAGTGATGGAAGTCATAGGTATTCCTTAAACGAACGAACGGGCAATAGCACCCATGGTTTGCCGCAGGCATGGGCATACCGAAAACAAAACAACCGGGCACAGAGGCACATACCCATGTGTAGATGTCTTGGGAGACAGGTCTGTCACATGGGTATGGACTCACAGGGATAAAAAAAAGCCCCATCACTCCGAAGAGTGACAGGGCTTTAGGGCTGGTGAATTAGGAAGCAGCTTGAGCAGGGTCAGCAGCCTTCTGAGAAGCCAGGAAGGCAAAGGGATTGGCCTTGCCTTCGGCATCTTCAACCATCTGGAAATCCAGACGAATGTGCTTCAGGAGAGCCTCCACAGCACCAGGCTGTTGCAGCATCTCCATGAGGTGAGCGTCCATCTTGCGACCAGCCTTATAGGACATGGCACCGAGCTTGATGGGCTTGCCACCAGGCACATCAACCCAGACGTTCAGGAAAGCATCAGCCTTCCACGAATCGTTTTGCTGGGCTTGGGCTTGTTGCGGAGCACGGAAATTGGAAACGAGAGCCATGATAGGCCTTTCAAATTGAGTGAATGATGGATGGACGCACTGACCTGTGCATCCAGAAATCGGCGCAGCCGATGGCCGTGGAAGACCACAAAGCGAACGGAGGACGCCTCAAGGGTTGAAGTAGATTCAAACCGTGGGTTTGATAGGCACAGTCACGTACCAGGCATCAGCAATGCTGGTTGCGAAGGGTTCGTGATCTTTGAGCTTATCGAGGATCTCCGAAGTGTTCTCCTGGGAAGGAGACTCGAAGATCAGATATCTACTGGACTGGTAGACAAGACGGGTGACAAGGTGTGCCACCAGTAGTTCGATGGGGTCTGTGGAGAACAGAACTTCTGAAGGAGATGGGTTGTGCATACTGTGTACTCAGGAGTTGGAGTACCGTCCGAGTATCGGAACGGATCACAGGATGCACGGAGTGCATTTGAGAGAAAGACACGTTACTGCTTAGAACTAGTAAATTGAGAACACTGAACTACTTGAGTTCTCTACACTGTAAACATTCAGACCTTCACTCAGTAGACTCTGATTGCCGTGGGCAGTGTAAGGAGCAGCACTGTAATGATTGGTACGAGTCAATCAATTGATTCGCTGAGATGCCCTTACACCTACGAAGTAGGTGATTGACACAAGTACACAGACTGTGCATTCCCATGAACATGGGAGAGCTGATTTGGGATAGTGAGACATGATTGTGTAATGTGGAATGAGATTCCACCTCTTAATAATTGTCTGTCTATGCACCAGGTGTGTTGTGTTGTGTGCCCTGGCCTGAACTCTGTATGTACTCCCCACTCCCACTGGCCCAGCCAAGAGGTGTGTAAGGGATTTCGGAAGTACCACTCAAGGTACTCATACGAAAGTATGGTGGCAGGAAAAAATAACCACACCTCCGAAGAGATGTGGTTAGTGATTAAGCCGTTGCCATGCTCTGAGCAGCAGCGTTCTCGATCACGAGAGGTGCAGCACCCTGAGCAACCTGGGTAGCTTGAGCAGCACGCTTGGCAGCCATACGAGCCTTGATGTCAGCGATCTTGTCCTCACGATCCAGACGAGCTTCATCCACGAACGTGCCAGTGGATTCAACTGCCCAGTCACCTAAGTTATCAGCAGCCTTCGCCACCTTTTCCAGAGCCGTAGCACTGGTGATGACGAAACCAAAGATCGACTTGAGAGCCAGCGAGAACGATGCGGTTTGAGTAGCCATGAAATACTCCTATGTACATAGATTAAAGAAAGGATGCAGGCAGGCCTACCTGACATCCTCATACTGCCGCAGGCAGCTTACCGACGAGTGAAGAGGGTATCGTCCTCACACTCAACCAGATGTGCGTACTCGATGGTCAAGTTACCAAAGCCGTATGCACAAAGGACTGAGAACACCAGGCCAATCAGAGCAAGTGGTTGCTCCATGCTGATCAGTGCACATGACCCTGCACCCACGATGGATACGATGAACAAGACAGTGGCAATGATGAAGCCAGTCAGGTTACGAGAATACATATCAACTCCATGTAGTTATGTAGACGCACACTGCATCTACTCCACTGATCTGCGAAGCAGCATGAGATGTACGCACAGATGGGGTAGGGTGCTCAAGAATCTAAATAAATGAGACACCGGGGGGGTGGTTTCGGTTTTCGTCTGAGTGCTGCAGAACCCTACCTCCATACCCATTTTATAAATTTCCCAAAAACCTGCGATCTTTTCGGTCCCTACAAGGTAGACCTAGCAGTAGTATTTGCCCATACAATATGGCGCTCTTACTCAATACTGTTATGTCTGCACTTACCGTAGATCAATTCAAACTTGCTTTGCCGGATAAGGTGAAGAAGTCAGTCAACCAGGAACTGATTGATCAGATCAATCAAACGCTGTCTGATCCTGATATGTTTGAGGCGTATCGGGACAACCTGTTGTCCTATACACGGGTGATGACTGATGGGCGTTTCAAAGTCACTGACTATGTGAACGCAGTGAAGTACGTCAGTCACAAGCTGATGGGTGCCACAAACATTGAGGCATACATCAAGACTTTCCCTGACAAGTACCAGAGGTTTACCCAAACTGGTGTGCAGGCAAAGGACATTGCCTCTTACGTCACTGCGTACAACAAATCCAAGCTGGTCAACCTGATCTTTGAACAGACGCTGATTCCCAGCTATGTTCTGAACCAAGACCTGTATCAGAAGGCTTTGAATGTCCAGGCTGAATTGATGGTGAGTGCAAACAGTGAAAAGGTTCGCAGTGATGCGGCTAATAGTTTGCTGACGCATCTGAAGATGCCAGAAACACAAAAGGTCGAACTTGATGTGAATGTCAAGGAAGACAGCTCCATCGCTGCACTGCGGGCAACTACGCTTGAACTGGCCCGTCAGCAAAGGTTGATGGTAGAGGTCGGTGCGATGAATGCCCAGCAGGTTGCACACAGCAAACTCTCTGCTGTGATTGATGTTGAATCGAAGGAAATCAAATGAGTGCTTCTCAATACACCCGTACTGCTTCTGTCGTGGAAGCGTTTCAACTGACTGAGGAAACCCGTGTTTCCAACGTCAACTGGCCTTCTTGGCTTCACGAGGCTTGGAACAAGCCTGCTTATCAAGCCGGTGCTTTGTATTCGGCCAAACAACACCGAGTTGATCCCACGAGTGCCCTGAAGGTGCGAACCGTGCAAGGCGAAGAGCTTGTGGAGATTGGTGATTGGCTGGTCAATGACTCGGACTTTGGCCTGTATGGCGTCAAGGAAAGCGTGTTTGTGCGTGTCTTTGAGCTGGTGCCTGAAGCTGTGCCAGTGGAAGACGTGCTGATTACCCCGGTGACAGAAGGTGAATTGGTTGAGGCCGTTGAAGCTGCTCAAGAGGTTGAGCAAGCCCCTGAACAGGCAGTGGAGCAGGTGGTCGAACCTGTGGCAGAAGAAGCCGTAGCAGAGGTTGTGGAAACCCCTGTTGAGCCTGAAGCTGCCCCGGCAGAAGAACCTGTGGTTGAAGAAACCAAGGCAGAAGAAGTCCCTGCTGAACAAGCTGCTGAGTAAGTAGGGGTCGTGATGCTCAAGCAATACATCGGTTCCAAACAGGTTCAAGCAGAGCCTGCCGACAAGCAAGGCACCCCAGGCTACATGGTGGTCTACGAAGACGGCTATGTGTCCTGGTCCCCCAAGGAGGCCTTTGACAAGGCTTACCGTGAGGTGACAGGTCTTTCCTTTGGCTTGGCCTTGGAGGCTCTGAAGAAGGGCCTGAAGGTGGCTAGGTTGCACTGGGCACACGACAAATGGATTGAGTTTCATTTTCCTCAAGTCGGTGTTGACAAGGGCTACTTGCGAAAGAGCTATGCAGTCAATAGTCGGCTGTATCCTGAAGGTGCTCGGGTGCCGTGGACACCTTCTCAAGAAGCCATCTTGGCTGATGACTGGGTGATCTTGGAATGAGTGCTCAAGTGGATGGGGATTGCACGGTGTACCGGTGCGTAGTTTGTGGGCCAATTCTCCAATTGGATGAAGGGGGCACAACTCTCACATTGCACAACGACATTCCCCATCCACTCACCATGACATTTGATGAAGACGACAACCCTCAGTAAGAAAACCATGAACAACATTCCATCCCCGTTGCCAAAGTCCTCTGATGATTGGCTTGAAGTTGAAATCAAAGCCCAGGGTGCTGACAAGGCCCCTCGTGTTACCCAGGACGACCTGAAAGCCAACATCGTCAGTGAGCATTACTTCACGGCTGGGGATGGTATTTTTGGGGCGGAGATTCTCCAAAGCGGCCAACCCGTCACCAACAATAAAAGTCTGAATCTGCTCACCTTCTGTGTGCTGGTGCTGCGCAACGGATTCACCGTGACCGGCGAATCTGCCTGTGCCAGCCCCGAGAACTTCAATGCTGAAATTGGTCGCAAGATCGCACGCGAAAACGCAGTCAATAAGGTGTGGCCTTTGATGGGTTACGCCTTGCGAGAAAAACTCTCTCAGGTTGAGTGATGGCACAAGGCTTGCACGCTGATGGGATGCCGTGGAAAGTTGAGGACTACCTCAACTCCACAAGCTACAGTATTCCGGCTGACTACGTTCCAAGTGAGTTTGCACTTGAGTTCGTGACTTTCATCAAGCTGGTCAATGGTGACCAAGGGGAAGAGAACAAGACCCCCCTGGTTCACTATTACATGCTGGATACCCTGACCCAGGGTGGCAAGCGAGTCATCAACCTGTGTCATCGGGGTATTGCCAAGACCACAGTGATGGGTGAATACCTGTTCCTGTACCTGGCAACCTACGGCGATTTGCCTGGTTTTGGGCAAATTGACCTGGCCTTGTATGTATCTGACTCCATTGAAAACGGAGTCAAGAACATGCGAAAGAACTTGGAGTTCCGTTGGGATAACTCTGAATTCCTCAAGCAGTATGTCCCCCGGATTCACTTCACAGACATCCGTTGGGAGTTTAAAAACGTCGACGGCAAGCTGCTTATCGTTAAGGGTTACGGAGCCAAAACGGGCGTCCGTGGTGCCAAGGAAATGGGTAAACGGCCCCAGTTGGCCGTACTCGACGACCTGATCAGTGACGAAGATGCTCGCTCTGATACGGTGATCAAAGCCGTGGAAGATACGGTTTACAAGGCTGTGACCTACGCCTTGCACCCGAAAAAGAACATCATCATCTGGTCAGGTACACCATTCAATGCCCGTGATCCCCTGTACAAAGCGGTTGAATCAGGAGCTTGGCTGGTCAACGTGTTCCCTGTTTGTGAACAGTTTCCTTGCTCAAAAGAGGATTTCCGGGGTTCCTGGCCAGACCGCTTCACATACGAGTATGTGAAA